TCGGATCGCGGGATTTGTCTCCGCTACCGTGCGCCGACGTTGATCGTTTCCACTTCGAAGCTCGCTCTCTGTTGCTCACACGCGATACCAAAGTGGATACAGTGACTTGTAGTCTAAATCAGCAAGTTCAGCGATCAAGCGTTTTCGCATGGTACCAACTGGTCTCAAACCCGCGCCAATGCTCACTCTCCCGACTGTTGCGCTACTGTCGGAAAAGACCGTATAATAACGGCATGGCAGCGAGGTGCTGCCGCATTCGACAGGAGAACGAAATGACCAACAAGACTTCACAAGACTACATCGCCAAAGCTCAAGAGCTTTTCAATCTTGGCTTTACCAGCAAGGCAAAAAAGAAGGACGCGACCGACCAACTCAATCGCGCATATTACGAAGCCCGACGTGCTACCGACGCCGACCTTCGAATCGAGCATCCATACTTCGTCGACGGCGAAATCATCGACCGCGAAATGTATGACGCGTACCTCGCCAAGTGTGACGCGTACCCAATGGACCTGCACAACGTCCGCGAGCGTCACCTCAACGAAGAGACCTTCGGCAAGCAGACCGCGATCGTGACTGAGCTGGTCGAACTTCGCGCAGCAATCAAAGACGCCGAGATCGTTCCTGCGGCAGTGAGCGCCGAGAAGCTGATGATCGAGGAAGAGCGCAAAGCGATCAAGAAGATCAAGGACAGCGGCTTCCGTCTTGACCAGTACATCACCACTCAGTGGTTCGACTGCGTGAGTCACCTCGGCAACGCATACGTCCGAGTCAACTGGTACCAGCAGTTCAGACTCGTCAGCTTTCGTCAGATCATGAAGTTCGTCGGCAGTCGTCGCGAGTTCTGGGAGAGCAAAGGTAGCCCACGCATGAGCGAGTGGACTGACAGCCAAATCGAAACCTTCTACGCGGAGGTTTCACAATGAAATACATCATCAAAGACTGCTACGACGAAACCATCGGTCACGCTCGATCAATCAAGGACGCTCGGTATCAAGTGCAGCTCCACATTCAGAACGGCCTTGCTGAGACGTACAAGCAAACTTGCCGATCGCTGCGATGGATGGACGGCGCGATGGTGACTGACATCACCTTCGGGACGTACTTCTGGATCAACAAAGCATGAACAAGGGCGAGCGAATCATCTGGGAGTGGCGCGTCCTGTACATGGACGCGGACCACGACATCATCGACTCGAACGAGTTCGACACCTTCGCCGCTGCGCTCAAGGAATATCGCGACAACGACGCGGACGACATCGAGTTGGTGCGCGATCACTTCTGCGAGGACCACGGTCTGCTCGATCGTCAGTGGGCATGGCCGCTGCACGACTTCGAGTTGGACGGCGGCGCAACCATTCCGAATCACATCAGCAAGCAATTGGAGATATTGAAATGACGTACACGATCAAGCCAGATTACGAAGCGATGCAGGGAGTCGCCCAAGTATGGCGAGCATACGCAATCGAACGAGATGAGCTGGGCGACGAGTGCTTGCGCTACATCGAAGGCACCGCGACGATCGACAAGCGAGAGTGCGCGGAGCTACTCGACGAAATGCTCGGGAATATCAGACGATGGCAATACACCCTCGTCCATCACTCGAAAGAGCATGACTGCTGGTATGTGACCGCATACGACATTAACCACAATCAGTTCGGCGACTCTGAGACCGAGTACCGCAAGGTCGACGCGGTCGCTTTGGCGCAATCCTACATGGACAGCGATCGGTGTGATTGGTGTCTGGTTCAGAAGCGCAACGGCGAACATCATCAGACGCTCGTCCCTCTATCGCTTCACTATCTGGATAAGTCTTGGACACTGGTTGAGCTTTCCATCGCGGAACACTCAGCGTGAACGCTGGACGCGCCCTCGCCCTACTTCGCCCACTGCGTGACGTTACCTGCCACCAGTGCGGCGAGGACTTCCAAGCCCGAGACACTCGGGCAATGTTCTGCTCCAAGTCGTGCCGACAGAAAGATCACTACCGTCGGTCACGCAACCCAGAAGCCAAGGTCATCAGCAAGTGACTCTTCCTCATAGACGCATGGATACACGCCCATCAGCAGCGCGATCACTGCGTCCACCTTCGGGCCGAACTCTTTCGGCTTTTTGATCTTCCTGTTGTTCGCGGGATCTGACATCACGATCGCCGCAGCCATTCCCATATTCAGCACCGGATGATTGTCGAGCAGCAGCTTCCGCTGTAGCAAAGCCGTCTCGAGTTCCTGTATTCGCGGCGAGATCGACTTGAATCCCTGACGAACCTCGACCCACTTCACATACGGCGCGAACCCGACCGCCTCCGCTGCGTGGCGGAAGTTGTGGATGTTCCAATCGTCGAACTGGATCGACTCGAGGACAATGCCCTGCTCCGTCATCACCTGCATCAGATACTTGCAAATCGTCTGGTAGTCGAGCGTGTCACCCGCTACCGCGTAAACGATCTCCCGCTCTGCCCATTCGACGAGCGGAATCTTGTTTCTGGTAGCTCGTTCCTCGATGCCGCCCAGCGGAGTGAACGCGAACGTCTTGACGTGAACCTTCTCACCGTCGGAGCAACAGAAGACCGCAGCGGTCAGATCGTTGATACGCGAGAGATCGAGCGCCAAATGGACAGGGTTCTCGCGGAACGCCTCCCAATCCGACGCGCCGTTGTTCTCTGAGACGATCTGCGGCGCAAACGCCAAACCCTCGAGCGCGACTCGCTGGTTCAGCAGCAGGTTCTTCGCCTCATGCTCGAAGCTCGGCAACCGGCTCGCCTGCATCATCTGTTCACGAAGATCGGATTCGCTGCGGAACAGTCCGAGCGCTGGGTTCGCCTTCGCCCATTGTTCCTCGTCGAGCAAGTCTGCGTCCTTGTCGGCGCAGTACAAGTGGACCACTGTCTTCGGATCTTTGGACAGGACAGCGTCGTCGATCAACTGACTGAACGGGTCCGCGTCTGACGAGCTTTGTGTACTGATGAATATCTGGAGCGGGTTCTCGTATGCGCCCTGCGACGTCATCATCGCCGACAGGAAGTCCGCGCCGCGTCCCGATGACTTCACCTGACCCGTCTCGTCGAAGACCAGAAACGAAGGACTGTTTCCCATCGCTGTCGACGAGTCTGCTGCGAGTGCGCGGTACTCGGTATTCATGGGCAGACCGATGATCTTCTTCCCACTCGGCACGACTCTGCACAACTCTTGCAGCGTCGGGTGCATCTGGATCATGTTTGACGCGTGACGGAATACGATCGCCGCTTGGTCACGCGACAGAGCGCACGACGCGATCTGCTCGTTGCGCTTCGCCAACGGTCCAACGATGTGAGCCAGCAGCAAGCAAGAGACGAGCGCCGACTTTCCGTTCTTCCGAGCCATCGAAAGGATCGCTCGACGGGTCACGTTTGGATTGTCGTATATCTCGAGGATGAATCGCCTCTGGAACGGCGCGAGCTTCACCGGCTCGCCGACGTGCTGCCCTTCCGGAACGATGCAGAAAGTCTCGACGAACTGGATGACCGACTCACCTTGTGTCATCCAAGACCCGCGATCAGTGATTTGACTGACTCGTCAGCTTCAACGTCGGGCATCGTGGACTTTGCATTCAGCGTTCGAGGATTGCCGCGCTGCTCCATGATCCGCATCTTCGTCAACACCGCGAGCTGCTGCGACTGCAACGTGTGCTGCGCTTTCAATAATGCGTCATATCCCTGCGGGTTCGTCCCGTCAAACAGATCCTTCTGCGATTCCTCTCGGACTCGATCGTGTTCCCTGATCGCGACCTCGAGCTTCACGACCTTGACCATCAGGACAAGATCGAACGGTTCCCACTCGTCACGGATCGAGATCATCTGATCCCAGACCACGCGCTCTTCGTCGGACAGCGTCACGTCTGGTGGCGGCTGCGCTGGTCCGATCTGCATCTTCCGAGCGATCTCGCTCGCGCTGTTGTTTGGTGGCTTTCTTGGCATTCGACCGTCCTCCGTTTTGGTTATATCAACTCGCTGCGTTATGCGCTGCGGCTCTGATCCTTGCATTCACTTGCAAAATTGTA